TGCTTTTTTTATTCCTTGTTCTCTAGTTATTGAATATATATCTCTACAATTTACTAATTTAGAACACTCAATCACAAAATCCGGATTGAATAAATTGATATCATCAAACATTTAATTCACCTTTAAGAAATAGTAAATTCTACCCTAGTGACGTTTTTTGTAGTGAAACTTCGCCATTCTTTTAAGTCATTATCAAACACCCGAATACTAGTGGTTGATTCTTTGCGAGGAGTTTTACCTTCTGCTAATGGTTTTGCTTCTGGCAACAATTCGGGTTTCAATGTGCAATTCATTACACGTTCAGTTCCATCTTGTTTAGTAAAGGTAACTGTAGTACTTTCATTAATTTTAAGCATACCAGTTAACCATTTGGTAAACTTATTCCATTCCTTATCACCCCAATCTTTAGTTGGTTGATAAGGAGCTGCTAATACTTCAAGTGTTTCCATTTTCTTGTTCTTCCCATGTAGTGAAAAAGTTTTTCATTTTGGTTTCTTTATCCCAAGAATTGGTATAATCATTATCTTGATCGCACAATGCCAATGCTTCTTTTTTAGTTACTACACGATGACTAACAATCTGTTCACCCAAATGTTCTTGACTAAACTCTTTGGCTTCTTCCATTGTTACAGTATCTAATGCCCATAGAGTTTTATCTTTACCCTGTTCATCAGTACCAATCGGCACTTCAACCATATAACGTTGACGGAATGTACTTACACATTCAACCAATACCCATTGTGTCTCTTCGGATACTTTCTTAGTGATACTATATGATCCGTCTTTATTATCTTTCCAGTTCAATACATCACCAATTTTGTATCCATTTGATTCCATTACTTCGTCCGGTAACGGAAGAATTAAATCACCTGTATCTGGATCTTTTTGCAATGTAGCAACCCAAGAGGTGTCACCTGTCTTAACCCAATCGGGTTCAAGATTGCTTGGTTCAATTTTAGTTTCAACTTTTTTAGATTTTTTACCCATGATATTTCCTTAATTAATTAACATACGAACAAGACCAACACTATCAATAGCAACTAACAATAGATAGTTAGCTACCATACCAAATGATTTACGACTATAAGCAGACCAGCCAAACATAATGCATTGACAAATAAAAATAGGATACAGAATGAGAAGAGGCGGAGTTGGTACTGTGAGCGCCATAACAATCGCACACGAGATAGATAACGCCCAAGCTGTAACTTCAACGACAAAACGAAAAGGGTTTGTTGAATAGTCATGTTTAATATAGCTGGCTATATATGTATATAATAAAAATAAATTCATTACGAATAATATCAGATATTCGTAAGAATGTCAATTAGTTTGGAACTAGTGCTTGCTTATAGCAATTGCAGTATGAATCTAGTATATATTGAAAATGATATCCTACAGGAGGATAAACTTGTTGAACAATTACAGGCTGTTGTACTATCACAGGTTCTGGTTGTCTATTTTGATTTGCTATAATTATTCCAGCAACACCGCCAATAACCAATGGTGCAATCCAATTATCATTGTTACGATAAACTATTGTAGGTCCGCGATATTGTTCATGCCAACGAGGACCGCATGCAGGATGACGATGATCAATACCCCAACGACAATCCATATCAGCAACTGCCATTGTGCTAAATGCCAATGCCACTACTACAAAATTAAACTTTTTCATATAATATCTCCTATATGTATTTAACGTGATAGGTTACGGTCATGTTCAGCAATTACATTACGCAACAATATCTCAACCATTTCGTTCAATGTAATATCACGCTTATGAGCTTCCATACACAACTTAAGCATAGTATCATTGTCCAAATCAATGGGCACTTGAATGCGAGTATCAAAAGATTCACCATCAAACATCTTATATGCCTTGTTAAGGAAATCTTCTTCAGTTTCCAAATCAACCCACTTTACATCATCCCATGCTTCATTAGGATCAACATTGCGTTTCTTTGCTTCAATGTTGTATGCTTCACGATAAGCCGGATCAATATAGCGATAGGGCTTTGGTTCAGTAGCATCATAGGCATCAGCTGCCGGACTAACATTCACTTCATACACTCGTTGAGTTACTGTATCAAAGATTACAGTTGCATGTGCATATTTGCTAGTGTAATCAATAGTCCATGGACTAGGGTAGCAATCCCAAAGATACTCACCTCCACTAGTGATTTTATGTTGAAAGGTGTTGTTAACTTCACTTAGCTGCATTTTCTTTTCCTTTGTAATGATCAAGAATCGGTTCAATATCGTTATTATATATCTGTTCCATTTGTTTGTAAAGCGTTTTGGCTTCCTGCTCTGTTATACCACTTGACAAAGACTTGTCACCTTCTTCTTTACGCAACCCATAATCATGTCTATATGTATAGCACATACCTGTGATAATTTGTTCTTTTGTTTTCATAAAACTTTCAATCCAAAAATTATTGCATCTTTTTCATTAGCAAATTTAAATACTGACCTAGAGATATCAGTATTATCAATAACATAACTACCTGTACATTTCTTTCTACACCACTTTTTTGCGGCATCTACTCTAAGATCAAAAGCATAATACCTTTCATTGCCGTTAACCAATAATGATACACGGTGAGGATGTTCACGTTTAGCTTTTCTACGCTGGGATGAATTCATAGCTTAAGTAATGCCCACATTGTGGTCTTTTCCAAATCATTTTGAAATTCTGGATAAACAGTTTTCAGATGACGATTATCAATTTGGTCATAACCTTTTTGTGTTTTTTCTCTGATCAATTTATCTAAATCCCAACCTTCACGATCCATTTTGGTTTGAAGTTTTTTACCACGACGGCCCCAAAAAATCAATACTTTAGGACGGATGTTGGTTCTATCTTCCATATAGATAGCACCCCAAACTTTGTCTGCACCATCTGTAGTGTTCCATCCAATAAATTTATAGTCCATCATTCATCTCTTAGAACACTAGTTTTAAATTTAAATTGTGTAGGCACATTATTTCCTTCCAATCTTAGTAACAACCTCAGCCTTGCTCAAGTGCAGTTGGTACAGGAACCTACGGTATGTTCGCAATGCTGCAACACTCATTGGATCTGTCTCACCTTCAAGTTCAGCAATCATTGCTTCTAACTCTTTTTCTTTAGCACGGTGCCGCTCAATATCTGCATTGAGTCCTTTTGCTTTGTTCCAAAACCATGTCATATTATCCTCCTTACTTAATTTCAAAATGATCAATCAAAGCATAAGCAAAATCTTTTGCAGGATTCTTGCTTACAATATTATCCATATCATTTTCAGTCTGCTTTTTTATTGCTACACGGGCACATTCCCTGACAATCAACTCGGCGAACTTTGTCATAACAGTTGAGTCCAAGGTATTACCTGGATGATACATATACACAGCATCACCCCACACAGCAATACCAGCCTGTTCAGCAAGTTCTTTAATTCGTTCGTTCATTCCAACATTCCTTGTATTCCCGTATTTGCTTCATCACTTCATTAAATCCTGCATAATGGAGTGCCATCTCGTAGGAGCCATCCTGACACGACTTCCAGTGTTCGCAGCTAGCAAGGATAGCAGCGGCTTTTGCTTGCAATTCTTCCAGTGTATTCATTCTTCAACTCCGAAATGTTTTTTAATTTCCATAGCATCAACCATTCTTACCTGATCGCAACATTCCCTCACAATCAACTCGGCAAACTTTTCTTCATCAAACGCTAGTGCAAGCAATTCACCGTTGACACCATATGTTTCAATTTGGCATCGTTCAGCAAGTTGTTTAATTCGTTCGTTCATTACTTAACTCCAAATGTGTTCATTGCTGGACGCAATGTGTTAATCAATTCTGTTTCACGGCTATGTGCAGGACGCTTGCCACGCACAATCTCAATCACCCCGAATATAAAACGCTCGGCGCCACGCTCACGCAATGCACAAGACAAACCCCAATTCTTCTGCTCAGTCAATGCCCGTTGCATATGCTTTTGCATACGACGGGTCAATGTCTTACGCACATTTCCTGCGAAACATACAGCAGTCAAACCAATGTAGGATTCAAATGTTACTGTATCTTGGATAAAGTATAACACTTGATTACGATCAGTTCTACGCTTACGGGTGATTTTCAAGTTCATAAGTGTATTATACACCCGAAACCATTTAATGTCAAGTTAGTAACTACTCACAAAATAAGCAATTTTACGGGATGAAGTTGAATTTTACTATGTGAAATGCTTACTTTTTGAGCAATTTGTAGTGTTGTATTTTTACAACGGAGTAGCCGAAAATTTCTCGGGGGATTCTGTCAGATACTCATAGTTTGTAGTGTCTATATTTTCTCTAAAAACGATAGCCCCGTTCTTAAGATGGAACCTGCGGGCTAAGTTAGTCTTGGGGCTTAGTGTCACAAATCTAGTAACGCTAGGATATTGTGCTTTAATTCCCTTTACAGCTTGTATAAGCAATTCTGCACCTTTGCCGCTTTTGTAACTCCAAATGGTATAAAATATGGCTGTTGTGGGCACTTGAGCAGTTTTCTTCAAATCTTCTAGACCTTCAGGAACAAAGTCATGGAAGCTAACACATACCATTGCTTCTGGATTATGTTCTTCATCAGTTAGTGCAGCAACAACTCTGCCGTCGCTAACTCTAAAATCAGTAGATATTTCAGGACGAACAGGATCGTCTTTGATGAAACTTAATAATGTGTGTGAAAGGTCTGTGATGAATTGAAACATGATACTGCTATTTATACGTATATTATAAAAACACAAATTTTATCCAAAAAAATAGGACACGAAGGTCCTATTTTGATTTACATATTATTATGCATATATGATTTCAATAAACCCTTCTGCTAGAGTAGGCATTTCAAATCCATCAATCATGCTACGCACAACATAGTCGGGAATGTTCTTACCAGGACGACTTGCTAACCGCTTTGCTAGTTCTTCACTTTCAGGAGTACGAAACACCACAGCGATATGTTCATGGTCAGGCAACATATTAAACTTCTTCTTACGGCTCTTAACTGTAGTAGAAGTTTGATCCCAAATTATATCCTTGTTCATGACACGTGCCTTAACAACATCGTTAATCATCATATCAATAGCTTCGGGCATATATTCTTTGAATACTTCGTTATATGTCTTTCCCATATCTCGTGCGTAATCTTCTACCCATTTATCAGTAGAAATATATGCACACTTATCTGCCCACTCTTGATGAGCAACCCAAGTGCTTTTACCTGAGCCTGGTACTCCAATTAATTGATAACACTTTGCCATATTAAATATCTCTTTCCCACCCAAATTTCATACCGCGCCAGTTGTTTGGCGCACTCTTTTCATTAGCATCATAGGTCCATCCAAGAACCTTCATCATCTTGTGCTTGACCATTAAGTTAGGCTGACGTACTGCATGAGTATCCTCAAAGCCCATCATAACGCCAACTTCGGTCACTGCTCCACTACGACAAATTCCAGCAGTGCAATGTACAATAACATTCATGTCGTTGTCCTTTGCATGTTGTAACAAACGAACAAGTTCAACGGCCTGTGCATCACTAACTTTCCAATCTTCTTCCATTGAATAGTCATTGGCTTCAATGTCAAGGAACTCAAAATTGTGTCGCTCTTTGAAGTTATGCTTGGCTTCAGGCTTCCAACCTGCCGGATCAGTAATGCTAATCAACATACTATTCTGTCCCGGATCCTTATACCACATGCCGCTACTGATATCAGTTGCAGCGCAATTCTGAATAAACATTATATCACCTTTTCTTTAATTTGTCAATCTCGTTTGCTGCTTCTTCTAGTAAGTCAGCAATACGGTCGGGCTTGCCTTCTGCAACACTTTTACGTGAAATAATCTGTCTGCGAATCTCTGCACGTTTACGCAACCGAAATACTAAACTTTGTTCTGAGACTGGCAAGTGACTTTCATCATTTGCCATGTGTTCTTCAAAGCGGTCATGTTCTTCGTGCAATTCAACATGCTTTAACTTTAGTTTGATTGGTCCACAAACATGGGCAGTGTCGCCTGTACCCTTGTCATCATATCCACATTTATCGCATTTCATTCTTCAACCCCATTCTTTTGTCGGGCTATTCTTAGCCACGAGCTTTTTTTAAGATTTCGGTTATCAATTGGAGCCTGTATTATATTGATTGCAAGCCTTCCTGCTTTCATGCGTTGACTACCATCCCAGGCTTCAAGCCAAACGCACCGCATATCGGGTTTAACTTCACAACCACCATCAGCACGGACACCGCCACAAGGACCGTTACGCAGAGATTTTGGACAGTTCATAGGACAACTCATTCCTGAACTACTCAACATACATTGTCCGCACATTTGACAATCAAACAAGAAACCTTTGACTAGTTTTTCTACAGCAGCTACAGGCCGTTCTAACCTATCATAACCAATGAAATTCCATACAGGATGTAGAGCAACCACAATGCGTTCAAAAAGGTTGTAGAAAATCTCTAAGCCCCGAGCATGACGTACACTCCATTGGCGAACTGACATCATTCTTTAACTCCGAATGCTTTCTTTACAGCCTCAATGGTAAACAATTTGCTAGATGTGATACCAGATAATAGTGCTTCCTCATCATCTGACAAAATTGGAATAGCACGTTCTTCAACTCCGAAATGTTCTTTAATCTGTCGTTCTATTTCATCAAAAATAGCCAATGCCAAATCTGAATCCATAGTTTTGCGTGAGTTCTTTTCACTACACCAACCTCGGGCAATGGCACCCAGCAATTCTTCACGGTTGATACATTCTGCCACAATCAACTCGGCGAATTTTGTTGCGTGATCCACGCCCATCCATTTACCGCTGACATCTGTACCAGCTTGTTTCATTAGTTCTTGAATTCTTTCTTTCATGCCATCTCCAAATAGTTACGAACCCATGTTAAACGTTCTTGCTCGTTCATTGCAGTGTACTCAACAATGTTAGCACGGATAGCGTCAACCAGCGGATAATATTCTTCATCCAAGTTCTTCTTGATATCAGCTTCCATGTTTACTAACTTATCGGTACGTGGATTGCGGGCAACCCACTTTGAAGTCAAGTAGTATGGACTCTTGATCTTTGCAGAAACCCCGTCTACAGTGTAGAAAACAAAACCTTCATGACGAACCTGCTTTGACTTTGCTACCAACTCACTCAAAGGCAAAACATAGGATTCTGCATAGTTGCACTTCAAACATGACATTGCATAGTTTTGAGCCCAATTGGACTTGCTTACACCGTACATCTCTACTTTTGAGTCCCATGAGTTTTCACGGTGTCCTAGAAAGTACATGCCTGCATCTTCTGGAACAATGTGTGGGTCGGCCGGATGAACACATTCAAACATTAGTGTCATGCCTTTGGCTGCAAGAATTTCCATTCGCCAATCAGCCCAGCACTGATGCTTCAACATCATTTCCTTAGCGTAGTCCACATAGTCGTTTTGAGTTGAACCAGTGGTACTCACTAGGATATCGTTGTTATACCATGTCATAGCCACCATGAAACCGTTTACCTTACGATAAGCAGTAACCAAAGTATTGTCTGCTAACACAGGTGCCTTTGCTTCAACCCCATAGTTGTAGATTTTTGTGAATGGACGAGACACTACATTGAAGTTGGCATCTACGATAGTGCCACGACATTCTTCTAAGAAATCATTCCACAAGTTATCATAGAACACACTCTTGCGATACTTCAATACAAATATACCATCACCAGCAGGCTTCATAGAAACCAACTTTGGGTTAGCTAATACAAACTCTTTCAATTCATCTTTGTTCATTATTCTACTCCTGTCTGTTACTGTCTATGCTATAAATTATAGCAGAACAGTAATTAAATGTCAAACGTGATGACCTTTGATTTCACCCTTCAAAGCACTAGCAATAGCATCTTCCATGGTGATTGCAATAACGCCGGTTGCATCTATTCCCATGTCACGACACCGAAACTTTTCCATGCCGCTGGTGCTACCATGCAAATGACCATGCAAATGAACTGAACCACGATGCATTTGATCCCATTCTGATATTGGATAATGAAACATCACAACTTTAGTTCCATTGTAGTTGATGTCCAAGTAGGGATGTACTTCACCAAACTCTGCACGAAATTGAAAATCTTTTAACAGTTTCTTATCGTGATTACCCTCAACCAAAATCTTAGTACCATTCAACCTACGCATGTATTCGGTTGCTTTTGGAGCAGGCAAAAATGCCACATCGCCCAAAATATAAACAAGGTCAGCAGTGCCGATTAACGCATTCCATTCCTTGATCATGGCTTCATTCATGTAAGCCACATCATTGCGAAATCGTGCCCGTGAAACTGGGCAAAATTTCATGATGTTTGCATGTCCCCAATGTAAATCTGATGTTACCCATGTTTTCATTCTTTTTCTCTTTTCTTAGTATCTTGTTTTTGTGCTTGACGTTCTGTTTTCCAAAACACCCGCTTCCAATCTTTCAAGTGTTTCCACCATTGGGGAGCAGATGTTAGTTGACCTTGATGTTTATGAGCCATATTATTCTCCTACAAATTCTTTGATACATTCAAAACGTGTTACTGCTGGAACCCACATAAATTGTTCACGTTTACGCTTAACTTTTTCAAAATCAAAGTTAACCATAAACCAGTCTTTGTCGGTGCTGAAAGCTACATCACGCATAAATTTTACAACGTGAACCCAACGTCCGTCAAATTTTGCAACTATCATAGCACTTACTCCTTATCTTCGTCTTGTCGCTCCTATGCGACTTGCCTTATTCCATGTATATGCGACACCATCTGGACACTTGCCATCTACAACACTATCTACACCAAACATACCTACCATTTCAAAGTCTGCACTTTTGATAGTCACAAACTCATTCATAGCCTTAGCTGTACGCATTGCTTCATTCAATGTCATCACATTGAATGTTATTGTTTTACCTATTACTTGATACATAGATGTATTATAGCACTTTAACCATTTATTGTCAACATATGGAAATACCCGGCTCGCCGGGTATTTCTTTTGAATCATTGATTATTACATCAAATCGTAGCGACTATTCATCACGGCCGTAAGCATAATTGCTTCAGGAGAGAATGCGTCTGGGTCTGCACCCAATACACTAGCAGCAATCGCTGGACTGAATCCTGATACAAGAGCAGTTCCGCTCTTGTCAAACTCAACTGGACTGTTTCCGCTAGCATTCAAGTTCCAGAAAACTACCTTAGGCAATTCGTATCCTGCTTCACTGTACTTACGTGCGATCATTTCCATTGCACTGTCATCATACTTAACGCAAGCGTTAAATTGCATGTCAGAGAAAATCATCAGTGTCTCAGGCATTTCTGCTTGAGATACCTTGTTCTTAACCGCAGTGTCAAGGATTTGATTGAACGCACCATGTAGGTTTGTACCCATGTCCCAATCTGAACTGATCATTTGATCAATCTTTTGGTTGATAGAACCCTTAAGATTCACCAACTTGGTTTTGTCGCTGAAAGTCAAAAAGCAGTCCTTGAACTTACCCTTGTTCTTGTCAGCAAAGTACAGTCCCAATGAAACTGCAATTTCCAAACAAGTGGTGTCACCCTTTTTGCCTGCCTTGCTAGTCATAGAGCCACTAACGTCAACTAGAGGCAATACGCTAGCGTCACCAACGTAGTTAGGCAATGCAGCCCATTGTGCTTCAATAGCACCCAATTCAGTAGCAGACCACTTGGTTGTACCGTATCCACTGATACGACCCTTCAGTACATCATGCGGGAAGATTGCGTTAGCATTGATCTTCACACCTGCTTCGCCCTTAACCAACTTAGTGATGTACTCAGCATAAGTTGTACCGTGACGACCGAAAGCCTTCTTGTAACGACTATGCGCTACACTTGGAACGTGACTGTAGTTGATGTTATCCCAGTCATTTGCACACATTTGTGATTCAACAACGGTTGTCATACCAACCAAAGTCTTACGATATTGCTTTGGGCTCATACCGAAGAATTCACGAATTTCAGCCGCAATCTTGCCCTTACGCGGAGTCCACTTAGCAGCAAGACCATTCTTTTGACGCAAGTAGTCACCTAGTAATGCGTATGCAGTAGCCTTCATTTCCTTAGATTCAAAAACCAGCAAGTCATCAAACCTACCAAGTTCAGGAACCTTAGTGATAAGACGAGCAGCATCAGCTGGGTTAGTCTTTTCCAAGTGAGTTAACACTTGACGGAAGATTTCCCGTTCACCGGCACCACCACGGACATCACGTGCCCATTGAACAATACGCAATGCCAGATCGGCATTCTCAACGTAAGCTGCTGTGAATTGAGGGATAATGTTCTTACCACGGCTTGCGCCGATGTTGTAGAACAAGTCAACACATGCGTTAGCTGTTGACTGACGAGCCTTCATACCATTTGTAGTACGGGCTTCTTGATTACCGATTGCTGTTGCGAATTGCATACTGTTTCCTTTCTTAGTTTTTAACAGGTTAATACTAGTTTAATGTCCTAGCAGACGCCAAATTATTGTTGCGGATGTTAACCTAAATTTAACAGGATCGTTTTGTACTTTTTGTTTCAAGTGAGAAATCCAAACTCACCTTTGATAGTCTTGAAGTTATCGCTGATCATCATTCCATAGTTTTATGGTGTTGCTGAACCGATCCTAAATCTTATTGTCTAAGCGTTTATTATAGCTTAGTTTCTTGTTGTTGTAAATACATTTTGGGTAAACGGGATGATTGTGCCAATTTATTTATTTTCTGGTCTGACCAATTATAACACTCAGACCCTATCAACAATTCATGTTGACTATTCACACTCGGCTTTCTGTAGTGAACACATAGATTGTCTTTCCAATCTGTCATACATTCCTTGAGCGTCTAGTTACCTAGAAGTATTGCTACTGTCCTACGACCGCTTTCTATGCAATTAAGGAAGTGGTTAAATGCTGTATTCATCCCTAGAATTATCATCGTACTTGTTTAAGGTACTCTCGGCCAACTAGGCCCTTTTCAATTTCCATCAATGCAGTAACGATTGGTCCTGCAGTTGTGGGTTTAGCTAGCTTAGACTTGTGCCCTCGTTTGAGTTCCCTAACCCTTGCGGTTGCGATTAGAACCATTTCAAAACGATTACCAATCATCTCTGCTGCCTCTTGGCTAGTATATCTCGCTCTAGATTCAGTCATACTATCTCCTTTTTAATGCCATAAAAATATAAATCGGGATGCGGCGCACCCACTTGAAATTCATATTCATTAAACATACTGTCAATGTCAATGTGTTTTCTAAAATCTTGTTCGGTTAAGTTTTTGTAATATTCCCAACCATTTGTCACTGTCAATGGACTATCTTGTGGGCTAGTACGAGTAGTACCATGTTCGGCTCTACCTGTTGTAGCACAAGACATAAACACTAAACCATTTTGTTTAGTCATTCTGTACATATTGTTAAATGTCTCTACCCAATAAGGGTTATGTTCAAAACATTCACAACTACCAACTGTATCATATGTTTCATCTGGCTCAGTTAATTTTTGACCTTCACATACTAAATCAACATCTGGTCCTGGACCTACATCGATCCCCAAGTAATCACATTCAGTAAAGAATATTCTTATTGAACCGTTAATGTTAAGACTACCCACTTCTAATACTTTTTTATTGAAAAAGTGTGTTGGATATTTTGTTTTCAGTGTTTGAATAAAATCAAATTGTTGTTGATGTGCCATATTATAAAAAATTTGGAGCGGGTAGAGAGAATCGAACTCTCAAATTAACTTTGGCAAAGTTATAGGTTACCATTACATCATACCCGCATTATCTTGTGAATTTTCGCTTTAATAACAACCAATAGTATCTAATTCCTCTAAAAGAAAAACTATCAAGGTTCATATTAACTAACGGAACTTCTTTAGGAACATTTCTGTATGCACGATTTATTACATCTTCTGATTTTGACATACAATGCGTTCCTTTATGTTTGGTACCTCGTTGGAGAATTGAACTCCCGTATCCACCGTGTAAGGATGGCGTTCTACCATTAAACTACCGAGGCTTACTATCTGTTTGTATTATACTGTATTTCTTCTATTAAGTCAACTGCTTATTGCAGAGATTGGACACTTCAATAAATTTTTATTTAAGTTTACGAAAGAGTTTTATCTTTTGTGGTCTCCCGAGAGTGAATCGAACACTCGTCATATGGTCCCAAACCATAAATTCTACCATTAAACTACCGGGAGAAAATTTCGGTGAGTGATACCATTTCACCATACCGAGAAGTTGATTGGTTGCGGGGCTTGGATTTGAACCAAGGATGGCAAAGGCTTATGAGACCTCGCTGGTGACCGGACCCTCCCCGCGTAATTATTTATCTTATTTTTGGTGCGTGATAAAAGATTTGAACTTTTGCCCTCTATCTTGTCGAGATAGCGTTCTACCCCTGAACTAATCACGCATATTTAACAGGATGCTGTTTTGCTTTTGAATGATAAAAGTTTTTTTATTTGCTGGAAGCATCCTTAACTTGGTGGAGGATAACAGAATCGAACTGTTGTAAACAACTTGCAAAGCTGCCGTAATACCATTATACTAATCCCCCGAAATTTGTGATTGATTACTTATCTCATTATACGCCATCAATCAGGGCGAGTTTCTTTGTGGTGCGGATAGAGAGACTCGAACTCTCAGCTTACGGCTTCTAAGACCGCTGCGTTTACCAATTTCGCCACATCCGCATTACTAAATTTTGGCATCCCGAGTAAGAATTGAACTTACAACCTTTGATTTTGGAGACCACTGCTCTGCCAATTGAGCTACCGAGATATATAACAGGATCGTTTTTTTACGGTTTTGATTAGAAGTCAAATGTATAATTATTTGCTGAACCGATCCTTAACTTGGAGGAAGTGGTAGGATTTGAACCCACGGTGCTTTTCAACACGCCTGATTTCAAGTCAGGTACCTTAAACCACTCAGACACACTTCCATTATTCTTTATTCTTTACCATATAGGAACACACTCAAACGGGTTTTTTCGCCGTTCACTCGACATCCGTTCCTGCAAGTGACGGATAGAATGTGTTCTTATATGGTCGGGGCACAGGGATTCGAACCCTGATAGATCGGTTAAAAGCCGACTATTCTAACCATTGAATTATACCCCGTATATGGTCCACGCTCTCAGACTTGAACTGAGTTCTCTCGGCTTAAGAGGCCGGACTTCACCATCAAAGTTTAGCGTGGGTTGTGCATATTAATTGTCTTTAATGTGCCAACCATTGACCATATACGGGGTCAGTAATTGACACTATAGTTTACGAGATTTTCGTTTCATATAGTACCTCTTTCATTTAAAAATATATTATACAACAATTTAGGTTTGTTGTCAACCTTTATTTGGAGTGGGTGACAGGAGTCGAACCTGCATAACTTTGATAAATACTTTATGAAACACTGTATCCAATGTAACGCCGAACTAGCCGGCAAATATCAACTAAAGTTCTGTAGTAGTTCTTGTTCTGCTACACACTCAAACTCACTTATGCCTCGCAGAGCTAAGACAAGCGCCAAATGGCACAACTGCCCGCAATGCGGAACACTAACTAACAATCCCAAATTTTGTTCTCGAAACTGCCAAAATGCACATACAAACTCCCCTGAACGCAAAAGACAAATTCAAGACAGTCGTAATGAAGCCAATGCAAAGTATAGGGCAACTAAATATACTCAAACTCCGCAAAATGTAGATCGTAAAGCAATACAACAGTTTTATGCCAACTGTTTGAAAGGATATGAAGTAGATCATATCGTTCCGATTAGCAAAGGTGGTTTGCACCACATTGATAACCTACAGTACCTTACTATTAAGGAGAATCGTAGTAAAAGCAATAAACTGGAGTACTGAGTGAGATTTGAACTCACGACTTTACGATTTTGCAGATCGTCCCTTTGGACCACTCAGGCATCAGTACATAATTAATTACTAACCATTCAGCGCACACCCACATTATTACTTTTGATCAGTCTTTTCTCTTGCTACCTTAACATCACTTGCAAGTTGCGCTTGGATCATCATATTCTTAAATGCATTACGTTGCGCTTGGTCAGTGAATTTAAACAATGCTGTCATTGTTTTATTTCGTTTAGATAGTAAAAAAGTTTTACCTGGTTTCATTTTGTTTCCTTGTTAAAAATTACATAATTTTGGCGGAGCATATAGGATTCGAACCTATGCTCCCCTTGCGGGGAGGACGGCTTAGCAAGCCGCTGCCTTCGACCACTCGGCCAATGCTCCTTAAATACTTGGTGCCTCCGCCGGGACTCGAACCCAGAAGGACCGATTATGAGTCGGCTATTATAACCTAATTTAATTACAGAGGCAATCATTCTTGGTGCGACTGACCGGAATCGAACCGGTACGCCCTAACGGACATCAGATTTTAAGTCTGAGGCGTCTACCAATTCCGCCACAGTCGCAAATTCATCTTACTATTATATATCAAATAGTAATTGTTGTCAAACTAATTTAATATCAGGTTGACCATTATATAAATATTTATATGTTACAAAACAAAGCACGTATTCCATTACATCTACGCCGTAGAGTACTAGAACGTGATGGCTATTATTGTGTATATTGTGATGAAGACCTGCGTGATGCTGAGATACACATGGATCATGTTATCCCGGAATCAAAGGGAGGTCCAACTACATACGATAACCTACAAGTAACTTGCAGAAAATGTAATCTTGCTAAAGGGGTACTGACTGAAAGTCAATTCACAAACAGATTAAGAACCCGAGCAATGAACATTTTAAATAAACTTGGAGCGGGGTAGGAGAATCGAACTCCTCGCTTTAGCTTGGAAGGCTAAGGTATTACCACTATACGAACCCCGCATAAATTGAATTTGTTAAAGTTGTTCCACCACATTATAGGAACCATTCACCCGAATTAACAAGTCCGGACGGGATTCGGTAAGTCACTTGGGATACTTGTCCAGCTTGCAACCTTCTGCCCATGGACACTACGTGCCCAGGTGGGAGTCGAACCCATTGCCTTCTACTATTTCGGTTGTTCGAACAAACCTAGATAGCGTGACTTTCTCTTGCTAACACTCTAACAAAACTTGGCGTACATGGGTATCATTTCAATCGCCTTTCGCCGTCTCAATTAACGGTACCCTCAATCTTCGGGCTCATGTACATAAAATTGGCGCCTCGGAGGGGATTTGAACCCCTGATCTCTACCGTGACAGGGTAGCGCATTAGGCCAGCTATGCTACCGAAGCAAAATAAGATAGGCTTCACACCTAATTGACGTTTGCTAGCGCATTCAGTCTAACGTCTAAATCATCAACTTGGTGGATGCAGTTGGAGTCGAACCAACAGTGCCGCGAGGCGGAAGATTTACAGTCTTCTGGGGTTACCAGTTTTCCTACACATCCAAAATTTGAAGACAGTATATGGATTCTTTCCTGTCAGTCGCAGAATTACATAGAATAGCCACGTTTCATACTTCTCCGTGAAAGGGAGGTAAATCGTATCTGCGTCTTAAAAACTTGGAGTCGCATACGGGTTCTGCCCCCGTCTGGTCACCTTGAAAGGGTGATGACCTCACTAGAAGTCTAATGCGACATTATCTGTTATATATAAACTCACTCGCATCTGCCTTTGGAGCCGCGTGTTCCTTCCCTCTGTATACACATCACAGGATCCTGTGATAGGAACATGCACATTTACACTAGAGTTTACATATAACTTCTTTGTTATATTCAAATACACTACCAGTCCCCAGGATTCGAACCTGTTTCTCTAGTAGTTTTCCCTGTCGTTTACGGACGGGCAAGCAGTGTACTTGAATATAATACCATATTGAAACACACTATATTACTATATATTTAATACGACAGCTTGATCAGAACTGTTTTAATGTGTTTCAATATGGTTTCCTGTTCCAGTCAGTCGGGCCAAATATACAGTGCTTATTCCGTGCTATTCACACTATCCTTAAGAGTCGTCCTCCAGGATACCTTACGGTTTGTATATCCATCTAGCAGATTACTTTGCTGTTAGGCTTTTTATATGCTAGCAGTCGATACCATATTTCAATACACTACCAGTCCCAGGGATTCAAACCCTCTGTCTTTTGTAGTTTACCACGAGTTTTGCGCTCAGGCAAGCAATATATTGAAATATAACTTCTTTGTTATATTGAAACACACTAAGAATCCTAATCTTACGAACCTTGCACAGGATATGTTTCAATATAACTTCTCGCTACGCTTTCTTTCACAAGATTGCGGACTGTTATCACCTTGCAACAAAATCGTGCTTGGTGTTGTCTTAGCGAAGAAATTACACAATTAAATTTTTAATGAACTTGTTGCAACTGACTCTATCGTTTGTTGCTATGTGTTTATTATAACACCGTTTAGATTAATTGTCAAGAACTTTTTGTGTCTACTAGCTTTAAGCTACCGTTTCCGTGAACTAGTTCAATCAATCTAAGTATGTATTATATACTAAACACCATTTATTGTCAAAAATTTGTTGTTGTATTTTTACAACAACTATATCCTTTGGTCCGGCGTAGAGGAATCGAACCTCTATAATGACTTTAGAAGAATCATGTCCTATCCGTTGAACGAACGCCAGAGAATTTCTTAAGTAGTCTCTATTATAGAGGATTGACGATTTTTTGTCAAGAAATATTAATGGCTCCGCATCTGGGTAACGATCCCAGCTAAACAGTGATTAACAGTCACGCCCATGCACCATGCTCGGGTTCTGCGGAATAAAAATTGGTGCCCCAGTAAGGAATTGAACCTTCTTCTAATGCTTACAAGGCAATTGTAATACCAATATACTACAAGGGCAAAATAGCAGTGATGTTACTCACTGCTATGTTTATTTAGATGAATTCTACTCTAGCCTGATTTTTATGTCAAGCTAGTTTAGTAAAATTCTACTGTGCTTTGGAACACCTGCAAGCAAGTAATCCATTTGATCAGCAAGAATGTTACGATGTTGTAAAATCATGTTTTCGTAGTGGTTTGGGACATACGGAGTGTATAGAAGTTCCATACGTGCTTCCTTCAATGTCTTATGACCTTTCTTACTGTTACATTCTTTACAAGCAGTAACAACATTCATCCAAGTGTTTTCACCACCTAAAAATTTAGGGACAATATGGTCCCTGCTTAAGTGATTGTAATTTGGATGATGTTCACCGCAATACGCACATACTTGCCGGTCCCGTCCAAACAATGTTCTGTTAGTTAATGCAACAGTACTATGCTTGAAAGGATTAAATCCGTGACCTTTGACGGCAATGATACTGGTAGTTTCAATATAGCTTTGATCACCAGTATTTTGAAAGCCACCGCGATACTTAGCCACAATTTCACCCATGCTCCATGCTACCGCATCTTTAGCGTGGTATGTAATTGCGTCATCATGCGAAATCCATTGTCTTGGAATTCCTGAAATATCTAGTGCTAGAACAGCCATGCTATACTCCTTTGTTACTGTCTATATCTATTTAATACCTTATTGGTGGGTCGTAGAGGATTTGAACCCCTGACTCCTTGGTTCGAAGCCAAGTACTCTATCCACTGAGTTAACGACCCAAACAAAAACCCGACTAATCGGGTTTTTTGTGAGAGTGTGTATTTAATTTTATTTACGGTTGAAAGCCCAACCTAAAACTCCAATTGCAACCAATCCAACTAAGCCTTGACTACCAAGTGCTGTGACGAATTTAATTACATTTGCAAGAATATCCAATCCCATGAATGGTACTGCTGCTCCGAAGACGATTTGTAAGATCACACCCACGGCTAAAAGTTTTACACCTAGGTCTAAAACGCTAGTTAGAAAAGCACCTGCTAAGGCGAATCCTTTGTTTAATGTTTCCATATTTTGTTCCTTTCACAAACTAATATTTAGCCTGTTTGGGCACCGATAAGTCCAATATCTTATTACACAGTAACTATATACTTATTGTGTATAAACTGTGCATTTATGGTACCAGCGGAGGGAATCGAACCCTCTCAAGAACCCTAATCTGGGGCTAAAAGGCTTATAAGACCTCTCTGACTTCCAAGTCTCGCTGGCATTGTATTTGGTCTCACTAGATAGACTTGAACTATCATCTATTCTTTAGGAGAGAACTGTTCTATCCAGTTGAACTATAGCGAGAAATAATTTGGTACCATAAGCTGGACTCGAACCAGCAACACACGAATTTTCAGTCCGCTGCTCTACCATTGGAGCTACTATGGCATTATAGGTTTTTGAGAGGCTACCTATCCTTGTTGAAGGGACTCAATAGTTTGTCTCGTATGGAGGAGGTCTTGCATCTTTCAGGTTAAACATGTGCATCTGGCTGCACCCTTACTTGCGCCTACGTCTATCTCAAAACTTTTTAGTGTGTAAGCATGACCAAACCTGCTACTTACACTTCAGCTACCTTACTTTGGCACGTGGCGTTGTGGTCAACCCATGTAGCTTACAAAACTTGGCGCTGCCAGAAGGACTCTAACCTCCAACCATTACCTTAGACGGTAGTGCTCTATACATTGAGCTATGGTCAGCATAAAAATTGTGGGAGTGATGGGGAATCGAACCCCAAGAATGCTGCGCGGGCTGGACCACCATTAACACGAATCGAACGTGAGTAACTCACCAGACACCCCATTAGAAAGCATACTAGGTGATCACACAGCGACTACAACTGCACTACCAGCTTGAGTCCTCATAGTGTTAAGTATGCTTACTGATGGCCCTTGAGGTGTACGCCGATGTACACATTGCCAACTATAACCAGGATGCGCGGTCCTGTCTCACTCACGGATAATTATAATTTGTTTTTTTTGCGCCACTTTCGTATAGTCTCGTCTGAAACCCCGTAATGAATAGCACAGCTTTTTAGAGACTCAAATGTATTTCCAAATTTATCTTTTATCGGGATGGCTCTATTTTGATTAGCAATACCTTTACCCCGTCTACTATCTGAAATCTTCTTTTTTGATTTATCAGAATGAGACTTGAATAAACTAGGTAGTCCTTTATTCCAACCGCCCTGTTTGGCGCCGCCGCGCTGACACCAACCCTCGTTGACCTGGCGTGTCTTCCATTCTTTTGTATTTAACGGGGATATTGCTCTATTCTTTTCAACGGACCAATTCAATCCAACCTTGTTAATAAAGTCAAACCCACCGGATCCACCGCGGCGCAAATTGTAAACATCTGGTCTGACTAAAAAATCATCAGAAACTATTTCTCTTTCTTTAGAAAACATTGTTTCCGCATTATCAAAAGTCTCTAATATTGTTTTAGTAAAGTTTTCTATTCCGTGCTTTTTAATAGCACGAAGAATAACTTTTCCTGACCCCATATAACCATCATTCAAGTTTAGAGTCTTGTGTACACCCACATAGATTTTATTGTTAATTAAATTTTTAATTTCATACATGTAATAGTGCATATGTTTATTTATGCCTATTTTAAATTTTGTGAGGAGAGCAGAGGAGTCGAACCCCATCCCATTTCTGAGAACCCGGTATTCAAAGCCGGTCGCAGGACCATCCCCGCTGCATTACTTTCCATAATTGGTACCCCCGGTCGGACTCGAACCGACATATTATACTCCTCTGTTTGAGAGAGGCGACTTTGCCAAATTTGTCCACGGGGGCATAAAATCTTTTGGTGCCCTGGGCGAGACTTGAACTCGCAGAACCCGGCTTCTTAGACCGGTATGTATGCCAATTCCATCACCAGGGCATATAATCTTGGGTTGATCTATGGGAGTTGAACCCATTCTATCGCTTTCACAGAGCGAGGTGCGCACCGGTACACTAAGAACAACATAACTGGTCTGTGTGGCAGGTTTTGAACCTGCGATTTCCCACTTCCAAGGCGGGTAGATTAAACCAGACTTTCTCACACACAGATAAACTTTGGCGTACCTCCAAGGACTCGAACCTTGACTGACGGTTTTGGAGACCGCGATGCTGCCATTACACTAGAGATACATTAACTTTGGTGGAGGCCGGGGGTATCGAACCCCTCTAGACATTCTACTTGCAAGGCAGAACCGCAGCCCTCTGCTGCCCCCATATACTGGTACCCCCGGCAGGTAACGCTCCTGCGACTCCGCGTTATCAGCACGGTGTTATACTTTTTAACTAAAGGGGCAATAAATACTATTATGAAAACCTACAAGAATTTTACTCCCTGTGGTTTGAACTTTCACCTATCATTGATAGATGGTGTTTGTTGTATGATTGTATATGATAGATTCTTTTGTGAATACCATATGCAATATTTTACTAATATCAACAAAGCATTAGGCTTTATCAATAATCTATGATTGGTAGATGTAAGTAGATTTGAACTACTGACCTGCTCCGTATGAAGGAGATGCACTACCGCTGTGCTATACATCTATAATTGGTGCTCCTTACTGGTAACGATCCAGTGTCTATACATTACCAATGTATTATAATACCTTTATACTAAAAGAGCAAATTGGTGCGCCCCGAGAGGTTCGAACTCCCGACCCCCGGCTTCGTAAACCAGTGCTCTAATCCAACTGAGCTAGGGACGCTTTTAATTTTTTCATAACCCGATAATGGGTTCCACTATCATTTAGCCCCAATGAAAGTAATGCTCTACGAATACTTCCGTTGTGTGCTACGAGAGCGTCCGTTTTTTCTTTGTCAGAATATTCTGATTTTAACTTTACACTCTTAAAGACTGTTTGTTCTGGCTTCGGTCTGCAACCATTGCACCAATATTGCAGTGGAGTATTTGTAGCAGTTCCGCATACATTACATTTGTTTATTTTTTTAGGAATTCTGCCTTTGCTCCAACCGTGCGGTTCCGTGCCTGGCAAATATTTTCCTGCTGCTGAATCAGCTAAATTATGATACCATAATTTTCCATAGCTTCCGTTTTTGGAACCTGTTCGCTGTTTTGCTGCCGCTTGTAATCTTTTACGCAACCAACCATATAATTTGTTGGTTCTACTAGTAGTATTACTCGTGGAGGTCATCATATTTGCAGCATAAACTAGAGCAGGAAGATTATATATTTTAACCAATAACTGATGTGCTACATAATGTTCTTCTGGAGTTAACCTTACAATATTATGTTTGCTATTGTCACCACCCATACATTTTGGAAGTATATGATGTTTTTCTGTATACCCAGTTAATATCCTGATTTTACTTCGTGCAATTAGTGCATCATAGTGTTTTTTGTAGTTCATACTTTATTTATCATTTGCGAATAAAAGTATGTAACTTCGTAGACCAGTGTATTCTCCATTATACTACGGGCGCATTAATAAAACAGGATAGTTTTTAACATAGTGCTACCGTTACACTAAACCTTGCGGCTACGGAGTCGAACCGTTCCTTTTCTTTTCAAGAGAAGTAGTTAAATTATTTGCTGAACCTATCCTAAAACTTAACATTTATAAGCACACTTGAACGTTTCTTCAGTGCTATGGACACTATCTCCCATTCCAAGAGGGCGAACCGTGTGTGCTTATAGATGGTGCCCCATGACAGAATTGAACTGCCTTATCCTGATTACAAAACAGGCGTAATACCGGTATACGAAAAGGGCAAAAAATGGCTCCGCATCTGGGTAACGATCCCAG